TCATCGGCGCGCGCGGCCTCGGTAAGACCTATGGGGCTAAAAAACTGGTCATCGGTGACTGGATTAAAAAACGCTGGCAATTCATCTATCTACGCCGGACGGCAGAGGAACAGAAGAACAAGGGCACGTGGTTCGCGGATATCGCGGAACAATACCCGGATCTAGAGTTTCGCGTATCCGGCAATCAGGCCGAGTGTCATTGGCTGGATGATAGGGACGCCACCACCGACAAGCACGGCAAACAGCGCCCCACATGGCATATCATGGGGTATTTTATCGCCCTATCACAGGCGGGACAAGTGAAATCAGTCGCCTACCCCAAGGTACGAACCATTATTTTTGACGAAATATTCCCCGATAATATGCGGTATTTGGGTGGCGAAGTAACCGCGCTCGAGGAATTCTATAATACCGTTGACCGCTGGAATGACCGCGTGAGAGTCATCATGTGCAGCAACGCCGTAACCCTCGCTAACCCGTATTTTTCGGCATTCAATATCAACCTGAAACCGCAATTGGATAATCATACGCAATATCAACGCTATTGCGATGGGTTTATCATGGTGGAACTGGCCGATTATGGCGGGTTCAGCGCCAAGGTGGCCACGTCGAAATTCGGGCAATTCCTACGGAAATATGATGATAATTATGCGAATTATGCAATCAATAATGATTTTAGGGATAACGCTAATACTCTCATTAGTGATTTTAACAACGCCGGTTACGCGTTCACATTAAGAACCACGGAATACGGTATTTTCAACATATATCAACAATTGAGTGATACCGATGAAGTATTGTATATCATCACCAAAAAACAGCCTAAAATCACTAGGGATTTTACGTTTGATTATCGACTGGTGGATAATGATTGTATGATGCTCAAACGTTCGGACGATATGACACAAAAAATACTGAATGCCTATCGCGTCGGTAGACTACGGTTTGAAACACCTCAGATTAAGGCTGAGTTTAGTATGATTCTTGGCGGCTTGTTACAGCAATCCGGGATAAAGAAATAGGAGAAACTGGAATGGATATAGTATGGTATGAGATTCTGGCCGTCATCGTATTCAGCGGTCTGGACTACGTTACCGGCGTGGTCGGCGCGATCATGCACGGTAATTTGTCATCCTCCAAAATGCGGGAGGGACTCGGGCATAAGTTCGCCTATGTGGCCACGTTTTTCCTTGCGTGGTTCATTGACTTCGAGATGAACCATATCGACCTTGGGTTTAGCGTGGCCATCACGCCGCTAGTGACCACGGGTATCGTACTGATTGAGCTTAGCAGTATCATTGAGAACATCGGGGAAATCAACCCGGAAATCAAGGCGTCGAAACTGTTACAGATATTCAAATCAAACAGAAAGGACGGCACGCAATGAGCATACGCACACCAACGGAGGCCGTGGAATACGCGACACGCTACCTAGCGTCCGGGTATAACGGGTACTGTTTGGCGCACGTACAGGACGCCTACAATGCAAAACCCGTATACGCCTCCGCCATCGAAGCATGGAACAACAGCCGATATAAGCACCCCACCACTAATCTGGCGTCGGCCCCATTCGGAGCGCCGATATATTGGTCACAGCCTGGCAACCCGTATGGTCATATCGCCATCCATCTAGAAGGCGATAGCATGTACACCACAGACTCGGGCGCCGGATACCCGCACACCGATTCCATCCAAAAATGGCAAAACCAATACGGATACCAGCCATTAGGATGGACTGAGGATATCGAAAACCAATTAATCCCACAGTTAGGAGATGAAGACATGCCCAGCGCACAGGAAATCGCCGCAGCCGTATGGTCATACATGTACGACAAAAACAAAAGCACCACCTACAATCAATTGCAATACACGCTATCCCCCGAAAACATCGCGCAAGCCGTCTGGGGGTTCAAGGCAAACAACAACCCACAGCCCAACGTGAATTGCTACGAACAGCTCAAGACCGCCGGGCAGGTAAGCGGGTTCGCGTTTACTGTGGATGATGAAACCCACAACAACGGTAAAACAATCTACTGGCTGAACACCACCACATTCAGCATCACCGGGTTCGGTTCATGGAACGAATGGGAAGTCTGGTGCAAGTGTATGCACTGCCCGACCGACAAATACGCCAAACTCACCAGCGAGGAATGGAAAGACCTCAGCGCGTTTATCCACCGCCCGCGCAGCTAACAACCATCGCATGAATAAGCCCCGCACAATGCGGGGCTTATTCATTACCGTAGGCAGTCTACAATAATTCAATCAAC